TTCTTGCGCCTTTTCCCGTGTATCCAAGCGTTTCTTGGCCTCAGTTAAGGCCAAGATTTCTTTTAAGGCTTCTTCTGGTAAGGCTTGTAAGTTCATACGCTACGTGTCGTTGGTCTCACTCGTTCAGTCCGTGTCGTCGTGATCCGTCGTTGACCTGGACCCCGCTCCCCTGGTCTCGTTACGATGCCAGTATAGGCTTGGACCCCACGACCCGCGCGTTGACGTTGCGCTGTCGTAATCTTCTGGCACATCGGTCCATCGGCTGTCTCGACCATCTCATACCCTTCAGGACATTCAGTAATCGTATTGCCGTCTTCGTCTGTTGTCGTAGTAACCGGAATGAAGATATCAGTACCGTCATCATCTGTGGTAGTCGTTGTTGTGTCATCATCCACTTCTACCTCGACTTCATCATCGTCGTCTTCGTCTGGGACGTTGACTGTCGTAGCAATCGTAGTATCGGTTGTCGTATCTACGGCGGCGTCTGTCTTTGTGTCTACTGCGCTATCCGTTTTTTCCGTCGTATCCACTGAAGAGTCTGTTTTCTCCGTGACATCGGTTTTCTCTGTTGTGTCCACTGAAGAACCTGTATCCAGCAAATTCAACTGTTGGCTATCATCATCGTCAAACAAGAAATCTAACTGCTGTTCACTATCTAGTCCGCTATCGGTCTTAATGTCCAACCCAGTGTTCGCACCAAGAGCCGTTTCAATCCCTGTTGCAGGTTTAGCAGTGACGCTATCTTGACCCGCCTTCTTCGCGTTTTCCAGCATGATATCCATGCGGGTCTTGCCCTCGTTAGATACAAACGGGCGGTTGACTGCGTTGTCTACAACCTGCGCTCCCGCTTCTGGGCCTAGCTTGTCGTTAATCTCTGCAACCAACTCTTGACTGACGCCTCCAGTCTCCAAGACTGACTCATCCGCCAGTGCTTGCAACATCTGGTTGTCTGAATCCATCTTCTTAGAAATCGCACGTTCTGCAACCGCTTCAGCCTCGTTCAAGGTTAAACCAAGACCGTCTAACTCTGTGACATCAATCGCACCTGTGTCTTCCAACTGCTGTGTCATCAACTGTTCTGCTAGCGTCAAATTATCAGGAGCCAAGTCCGCCGCTGCGCCCGTGTCGCCAACACCGCGAACCCCAGCTTCCTCCATGGTTTTCGCCGCTTCTTCATATGCACTCTCAACTCCCGCTGGAGCCTGTGCTGGTTGACCCGCTGTTTGACTTGTCGGTACAAACTGATTTGGAGCAGTTTGACTTGGAATCGCTGTCACACCGCGTGATGTACCTGGCAAGAAGGCACTGACCATCTGTCCACCAACGCTTTGTCCTGGCGTTACATCCGTGGCTCCAAGTCCGCTGATCATCCCAAGGTTTGTTTGAAGTTGTTCTAAACCTTCTGTAGCAGCCTCGCCCACACCACCTGCTGTAGCCGTTGCAGGAACACGCACTGCCATAGGTGCGCGGCCCACTGCGCCTTTCAACGGTGAAGCTAACCCCGCAAGAATTGTATCAAACGTACCCGCTGTTAGACCCGCGCCCAAAACAGCAGGAGACGCCGCTTGACGAATAGCCTCTTTCGCTGATGATTGTGCTTGAGCTTCTGCTAACCCTGGATCTACGCCTTGAGTTAGTAACGAATCTCTGTATGCACCAGTAAGTGTTTGATAATCTGGATTCTGAGCTAGCTCTCCAGATTGCTCTAGTTGATCGAGCTTTGCGTCGATTTCCATCGCAGCCGATCCGCCGCCTTCCGCAGCACTGGTTGCGAACACTAGCGGCAAACCAACGCCTGGAATCATCGATGTCACAACATCTCTAGCAATGTCGCCCATCTCTCCAACAGCATTCAAAGCGATTCCTCGCCCAGTGGCCTCTCCCGCAGTAGGGAACCTTCCGCTCATCAAGTCTTCGAAACTACCCGTAAACCTACTGGCTTCCATTTCTTCTTGGATTTTAGGAGGCAACTTTGCGAACTCAGATGCAGATAAATCTTGGAAATAATCCACGGCTGGCTGCATAAAACGTGTGGCACCTGTCGTCGGGGGCCTCGGCGTACCGGATATATTTCTCGCCACACGTTGACCTGTAGCTGGATCGATAGCCTCATAGCTCGTCATGTCAAATGAACCAAGAATATCTCCGAAAGCACCAATACCTCTCGCCGCTGCCGCCATGTCTCCCGCTGCCGTAGAAGTAAGAGACTTGGTTATCGGATCTCGCAACATGATCGCATCTAATAGTGTATCCGTGAAAGACTTGTCTGGAAGTCCGTCATTGTCGCGATCTACAACAGCAGGTGTCGCTTGCGACATACCATCCGCACCCGTTAGGTAATCTGGCAATGATTGTTGGATGTCTTGACCAGACTCATAACCAAGCCGTGGATTTGTTGTTTGACCACTCCTGATGACCTCTATAGCCTCTTCCGCAGTATATATCGGGTTGCCTTCAGCATCAGTACCAATCGGACCACTAAAGTCGTAACCCTCTTCAGTCCCTGGTCCGGTGGGCGAGGCTGTGTCAATCTCTGGTGCCATGATCGCCGCAACTTCTGCATCCGTCAGAGGTTGACCCGCGCCCAAACCTAGCAGCGCACTCGCTTCGTCCGCGCCAATAGTTCCCGCAGCCGACTGATCAGCAATCTCCTGCAATGACTCAGTATACGTGTTGGCCTGCGGTACATAACTAAAGTCCGCCTGACCAATGCCCGTACCAGTAGGCGACACAATCTGATCGCCTCTCGGATCTTTCGCATCCACATCAAACTGCCCGAAGTCAAAGTCCGTGCCCAAGCTGTCCAAATATTCCTGCGCCAATTCCGACACTACAGGCTGCTCGAACAAACTCTCCTCGTCACCCTCAACAGCTTGCTGCGCCGTCGCAGCTTGCTGCGCCATGGTGTTGTCCGCTTCCGCTGCTGCCTGTGGCGTCGAGTACGCGTTACCAAATGCATCATAGCTAAACGTCGGTGCCGACACTACAGGCGTCGAAGGTGCAAGGTCCGTGGTGTAAAGATTGCCCTTATAGGTAAACGTATCCGCTCCCATCGCACGGTTCCGCGCAAACGCATCACCAAAACTTTCCGTCTCTACAGGTGCCGCTGCCGGAGTGCCACCACCACCACCACCATACGTGATCGTAGGCGTATAATTGTCTACACCAGACTGCTCCGCAAAGCTGCTGCTTGCCGTCTGGTTATCCTGACTGCGGAATATGTCCAGCGCATCGTAGTCCGTTACCGACGCCTGAGTTCCAGCAAACTGACTGCCCTCGTTCAGCGATACCGTCGCAATCGCTTCCTTTACATTCTTGTCCGCTGTTCCACCCGCAATAACATCCTGACCAAGGTTGTTGTCGCTCCCCGCACCCGTATACGTCCGTGTCAGGTATCCACTGCCAGAGTCTACCCACTCAAAGCCGTCACCCGCATACTGGCCCGTAGCCGAAACCTGACCAATCGTATTACTACTGCTTGAAGAACTAGAGGAGGATGAACTAGAACTACTGTCGTCAGAACTACTGCTGCTGCTGGCATCATCCTTACCAAAGGTCCGTGGATCACGCAAAAAGGGCATAAGAAAAGGCATATCAGGTCTCCATGCGGTAGTTTGCTCCTACAAAGTCATAACCGCGTTTTTCTAGTATTCCGTTAAAAACTTTCGGATTTATGTTCGTACTCTGACCAACGCGAATCTCCTTCGCTCCCTTATTCTTAGCCCAAGTCTCAAACATCTCCAATAGCTTCAATCCTACGTGTGTTCCACGATACTCTGGCATAACATACCATATAACATCACTCGCCACCAATGCCCGACTGAAATAAAACTCGTCAAGCATCCCAGCAAACGCCCCAACAGGCTTATCCCCATCCAATGCTAAAAAGAAAACCGTTGAACCTCCCGCCGCATAACGCGTGGCAACCTCAACCAACTTATCCCCATCAAACGGTACGTCCTTGTAAGAACCCTCCGCATGCGCCCGAACCCCCAAGTCCAACACATGACCCGCTATGAAATCATCTACAGCAGATACCTCAAATACTTCCATCAACCCTTCCGATACAAACTCTCTATACCACCAGGCGTACTATACGCCTTGATGTTCCCCAATCCAGGAATCCCAACACCACTCAACGGACTCATCCGTCCACTCGCACGATAACGTCCACTAGGCGGATTAACCTTCGGTGCCTTCGGCGCATCGCTCTTGAACAACGCAGCCAAACCCTTCGCTATCTCAGCCTGACCAGCCTTGTCCTCATCCTGCGGAATAATACCCTTAGAAGTGTCCGAGGGCCGAGTGCCAGTAGCCGACGCACTCCGATCTTGACCACTGAACCTCTGTCCGTAATCCCGCAAACTCGTACCATTCGAGTCCTCCGGATTATACTCACCACCAGTCTCCAAGAATCTACGCATCCCAGATTTTCCACCCAAATGCGCCATCCCCAACATAGCCTGCGGCGTAATCTTAACCCCACCAACAACCTGACCAATATATTGATCCAACTCGTTGTCAGCAACGTAATTCAATATATCACCCTCATGCCACGACTGAACTCGCTCCTGTAAAGCAGGATTATTCTTGAACTCAGCCATGCTGAACTTCTGACCAGTCGCATTCATGTAATCAGCCAAACGTGCCGGACCAAACTGATACTTCCCAGTATACCCCTCGCGGTTCACAACGTCATAACGGCCCCCGCTCTCACTACGACCAAGCTCTTCTCTAAAATTAACCATATCAAGCTCCAAGGTTCACGGACCACGATACAACAATCCCAAATGAAAATACACCCGCGATTTTTTCTCGGTCCTGGGACTCCTAATGAATCTGCGCCTTACGCGCCCTCTTCGTCCTCCGGTAACTCCGGTTCTTGCTAGCTTTTAGAACACCAAGATTTTTTGCAGAGTTATCTCTCGGGTTCCCGTTCCGATGTGTAACGTCATTCCCATCACCCTTCTTGACCCTGCCCTTCTTGGTCATAGCGGCTCGGGCCGCGTTCCTCGCTGCTCGGTTCTTCTTTTGCTTAGGCGACGAGTGGTAGTTCTCGTATTCTTTTTTGTAGTTGCGTGGCACTTGTGGACTCCTTGCGCTGGGACAACAACCCTAATGAAATTATACACGAATGAATTTACAAAACCAACATTATAGGGTGTACACAGAACAACCGTGGCGCAAATATAGGGGGTGCCCCCGTTGCGATAGGTCAATGTCACCAGGTTTTTGCCAGAGTTACCCCCGTATAGTTTTATAGAGTAGTATGCAGGTCAGCTAGGTACGTGGCTCTTGGCTCTAGGTCTATGTGTGCAGCATAGTTCTCCAGAATATTTTAGGATCGACCCCTTCGATTTTTTGGGCGACGCCCGGGCTGTCGTGAACCAAGCCCCTTCAGGTCTTGGCCCTTCGGGCTTCCATCCCTGTCGCACCGCTCTCAGGGATTTTTCATCCCTGCCGCTCGGGCAAACCCTGAACAAACGTGGGACGTTTGATCCCTTTAGGAACGACGTATCAACCCTCACCTGACGCCGTCGTGCGTGCAGTGGCGCGCGCGACGAGCTTTCAGGTGGGCTTGATTCGCCGTGTCGGACGCGTCGGTAAACTCCTTGCCTCCATGTTGCAAGAGAAGGAGAGCTACTAATCGTCCGTCTTTGCGACAGTCACAGGGGGCACGAGCATGTTTGATTTAAGCAGTCGTGCCCTGTCTGCACTGTCACACGACGGACGATGCACACCCGCCCACGCTCCCGCTTTTGTGGGCTTCATTCAGTGGATGTAGCATATTTTTGGTGTGCGTCCCCTTGCGCGTAAGTAAATCAGACGACGTGGAATAGATTCGGGGCAACGGGAACGCCGTTGCCTGTTAACCGAATCACGTAGAGTCAATCACCAGCGAAACAACGCAACATCACTGCAACGGTTAGTGTGACAAAAAACAGAGCCAAACCGTCTCTGTTTTTTGTCGCTTTATTAGTATTCCGTTGACCTAGTGACGTAGCATCGTTTCTTGCGCAAGCGTTGAAACAATTCGTGAGCAAAGCATCACGAACCGTAAACTTTGTTTCAAGTGATTGACTCCCGCCCACGTCTGATCTCCGGTAGGTGTATCAAATAATCGATACATAATCTTAATCATTACGAAAGGAGCCTGTTATGGCTAAATCAACATACATGACAATCAACAACACATCAGGTGATGTCACTCTTAATCTGCGCGAGGTCAAGTTGATCCTGCGGGTGCTTGAGGGTGCGCTCAAAAAGAACGAGAACATCACCGCATGGTCATGTGAAGTCGATCTCTACAACGATCTATCTGAAGCATACAAGAGTCAACTCGACCAGTTGGCAGCGGATCTTGAGTATCATCAGAAGTACTCAATTCCAACAGAGTCAGGCGGGGACATCGTTCGCGCTCGTGACGAAGCAACGAAAGGAGAAGCAGCTTAATGGAATACTTCAACTTGTTTCACACGCCTAGCAACTGGGACGAGTTGATGGATTGGGTGGACGGACACGCTAAGTCCGACCGCCCACATCTTATCACAGCCGCAGCCATGGGTTGGAACCTGGCTGTCTCAACTAGTCAATCAGAACAGAAGGAAAATAAAGATGACTAATGATTTCGAAACCAAACTAGCAGACCTCGTATGGTCACTAATCGAACCCAAGATCGACCAGAAACTCGCACAGTTCCGCGATGAGATCGGTTCAGACGACAGCTTCGGGATGACCGACGACTACCTCGCTAACAAGATCGAGGAATGGATGCGGTATCACTTCGATCTGTCCGACTACTCATTCGACATCACGGACTACTCGTTCGATATCGACAGTATGGTTGATGCTCAGGTTCAGTACCTTGCCGAAGACGGCGACCTGAACGACTGGCTCGGTAACAGCACCGATGACGACACGCTTCGGCTCAAGGTCATCGACATCATCGGCGACATCACAGTCGGATTCAATGTCAAATAACGCAACCAGCGGGGGCTTCGGCTCCCGCACCAAACAGAAGGATAAACAACATGCGTAGAGAAACTCAAAAGATCATGAATGCTTTCAGAGGTGGTTATCCCGCCCGAGCAGCACGGACACACACAGATGGTCAGACCGTCTGGCTACACAACAACCGCATCGCATGGCGCGACAATGCTGACATCTACTTCACACTCGCAGGTTGGCCTACAACCACAACACGCGAACGCATCAACGGTCTACTCTCAACATTCGGTTGGGGTCGTTGGGGTGTCAGCCAACGCAATCACGAACAGTGGCTCGTGCATCATGCCGAAAAGGTGACAGAGATTGGTGACAGCGAGGTCATCAGCTTCATGACACTGCGCAACTTCGAGGACGAGTACGGCCTCACATCTTGGACAGACAGCAAATGGGAACTAATCAAATGACAATAGGTGGATTCACATTAATGGACAGTGGCTTCGGGCTATCTGTCACAGAGTATGAAGCAGGTTGGTCGTTCTGGTTACAGGGCGACGACGCTCAACAGTTCCGCGATGAGTGGGAAGCGTATCAACTAGGTGTCGGGAATAACTTCCGGCACTTCCTATCAACACACGACTACGACACACTGTTCCAATAAAGGAAGGGGGCTTCGGCTCCCTTCTTCAACTACTATCATAATGTGTCCCGCTGGTCGCGGGACGCTGTCAGTTTAAAATGAGTTCCCCTAGTCGGGGAACAAGTATTAGTTTAAAATGAATCTCGCTGGTCGCTCGATGAGTATAGTTTAAATTGAGCCTCCTTCGTCGGCACAGGTTTAGTGGTGCTCGGCTCCCTCCTTCGTCGGTCGCCTCGCGGGGAAAAATGCGCGCGTGGGGCCGCAGGGCCGCAGGCCATGGTCAAGGTTCGATGCCCAATATAAAAGCCGCGCGGGGCCGCAGGGCCTCAACCGCCTCCCTCACGCTCCGATGTCCTTGGCCCTCGGTCCCATTTACTCCTTTTTCAAGTAAATCGGGTCCTTTTTCTCCCCCAAACGAATAAACCAACCCTGAAGAGGGGGCCTTTACCAAGAAGAAACTTGCCCCACCTCGGGCATAATATGCCATATGCCACGCGATTTGATGAGGCGACACCAAAACTGCGTTAGATTTTGCTACCTTCAGTTCTATCCAAAAGGGTACACCATCGGCAACAACGTGTACATCAGGTACACCGCCGCCGTGCTTGTTCTCAATTCGGGTCGCGAACCACTTCTTCGGTAGAGTGTTCCGTATCGTGTTCCAAAAGTTCGCCTCGGGTCCCTTGCTCATCGGGTGTTACATCCTTGTACTCTGCCTCGATCTGGAACGCCTGTGGATATTGCTTTTGCAGCGCAGCAAGTCGGGCCGTGATTTCGTCCCGCGATAGCTGATCGATTGTGTTTATTGTTTCACGCCTGTCGATGGTCAGACCCCCCAAGGCCGAGCGGATTTTTTCCGCGTTGATTGCAGCCGAGAACTGTCCCGCCTCCTCCGCACCAAGCGAAAGTTTATGCAGCCGCTCAAGCTGACCGATCTGCGTCACGCCGTACCGACGCTCCCGCTCCTCTCGTAGCTCCTGAATGTACTCCAGAACGTGAGGGTAATCCCGACCGTTGAGCAGCTTCGACGCTGACACGTTTGCAACATCAGGGGAATACCCCGCCTTACGAGCGCACTCCGCGTTGCTATAGATGCCCTCGACAACGTGCTGTGCAAAAGTCATCTGTCGATTAGTAAGCTGCCGACCGTGTTCTTCTTCAATCTTTTTCTTGATGGATGCCATGCGAACCTCCGCTTCTGACAACAACGATACAACAAGCGAAAGCTCGTTTCAACCGAGCAGAAGTGTAAACAGGGGGTGTAAACAGGGGGTTTCCAGAAAACAGAAGTGTAAACACTTTTAGGGGGTACCTCAAACAAACAACATGTAGGTACCAGAGATCACCCGAAAGAAGTGTAAACAAAAGGGCCGTTTTGTAAACAGGTGTAAACAGGGGCAGCTATATAAATAAGGGCTTGTTTACGCTGTTTACGCTGTTTACGCCTCAAAAAAAATATTTTCAGGCAGTTTAGAAATCTCAGGATTTGCATGTATATAGTAAACTTCGTAAAAAACTGGTTGACTATCTGATCCACTTGCTTGTAGTCTACAAGTATTCAACAACTACGCTAATACGGAGATTATCATGGCATATAATGGTTGGACTAATAAAGAAACGTGGCTCGTGAACCTATGGTTGGGCGACATGTTTACCGTGGACCAAGAAGCGGGAACCGAGATCACTGCGGATTACATCGAGCAAACCGTTGACGATATGGTTGAGCAAGCAATGGACCAAGGAGCGCGGGACTTTAACGGTTTCGTCACGGACCTATTGAACTGCGCCTTGGGTGAGATCGATTACCATGAGATTGCGGATCATTATGACGAGGAGGTAATTGAAGATGCTTAACATTGATTGCATGGAAGAGGGTACGATGGTGCTTGATTGGGATCCCGCTGCGTACAAGACGAAGGCGGGAGCGGCAAAGGGATTGTACAAGGCGTTGTGCGATTGGTGCCGTAAGGTTGGCATGAACCCAGACTATGAGGTTCACATCAAGACCCCAGAGCAGCGCAAGGCGCAGGGGTACGGCGAGAACTGGCATGTATCTTTTGAGGCGGGTCCATTTGAGTGGGCGATATTTGCCTCGATGCAGATGCCAGATTGCAAGTGGGGATATGTGGAACCCTATTACCGTTTTGATTTAGATTTTGTGGAGTAAGAGAATGCCTAATCATTGTTATCAGCAAGTTCACATCTATGGTCCAAGGTTCTTGGTCCGAGAATTGTATGGACATTTAACGGGGAAAGCGGACCCAGAGTTTTGCCAAGTGATTGTGCCGATGCCGTTTGAGCAGTGGCTTGCGCCTAAGACCCGATCTCAGAATGGATATGAGATTGCGGGTTGGTATGACTGGCGATTGAATAACTGGGGCACGAAGTGGGATGTGTGTGATGTTCAGATCACGCAGCCGTTGACGATCCACGATGACGAAGAGGACGTTGCACCTGAGAGCATGAACGCCTCGTTTAGTTTCAACTGTTGGACTGCGTGGTCCCCGCCTGTTCCTGTTTGGAATACGTTGGTGAACATGGGTATCAGCGTTGACGCTGACTATCAGGACGAGGGGATGATGTTCGAGGGCACCTATCTGAATGGCGAGGATAAGTGTTGGGAGCCAGAGTTCGAAGAGGACGAGAACGGCGACTTGATACAGAAGGAGCTGGGAGATGCATAAGATTACTATTCTGTGGGGCGAGTGCCCAGAGGAGGGCCAAGAGGCGGTGACGTATCGCTTCGATACGAAGGCCGAGTTGGATGCGTTTGAGTATGGCATGACTGAGATGGAGGGTTGGCTTGGTTACGATGCCGATGTGCCAGAGGGTTATGTGTATCGTGATGAGGAAGAATGATGGACATGCAAAAGTATTACAGCCAGTTGGTTGGCGCGAAGATTATAGGGTTTCGGTTTATTGAGGAGGAGTTTGCCTTGGAGCCATTCCCTGTGTTCACATTACGGTTGGGCGGACAGACTGTTGAGATGTCTCTGTCGATGGACGAAGAGGGCAACGGCGGCGGGTTCGCATTCATTGAGGAGTATCAGTATGCGTAAACAATTACCGATGTATCAGGAGCAGTTGGAGAACTTTATCTACAACCACATTCATGCGTGGGCCGAGGACTACGTTCTTCAGAACAAGGACGATTATCCTGATGTGAATTTGTACGAGGCGATGGAGGCGGAGTACAATACGTTTGTGTCGGATTTGTCTGAGCGGTTCTTTTACGAGGTACTGCGCAAGTTTGATGAGGAGGCGGCGTGATGCGATTTAAAGTGACACTTGAGATTGAGGAATGGGTTGAGGCGGACAGTGCCAAGGAGGCGCAGTTAAAGTTCAAAGAGGATTTTGAATGGGCGGACATCCACCATGGGACGTACCATGTTGAGCCAGATTTTGAGGAGCAAGACGATGGGTAAGATGAAAGATTTATTGATCGAGTTGCAAGAGACGCCGATCATGACGCCGTGTCCTGATTGCTTTGGGGAAGGGCGCATTGAGGTTGAGTTCGCGAGGCCGCAGGACTTTAACCGTGACGTTGGATACTTGGACACAAGGACCGAGGTCTGTGAAACGTGCAGCGGTGATGGTGAGATCGAGCGGCTGTGTGATTGTGGGGAGCCTGTGACGAAGATCATGGGCCAAGATGCAGAGGTGTGTATGGAGTGTGCCGATGACTAACATCATACAGGGCGCGGAGAACATTAAGGCAGCATACGATAAGGCATTTGTTTACGAACACGTTACTGAAAAGGACAGGAGCCTGATGCAACTCCTGAGTGACTCGTTTAAGCATGCTGATTTTTATGAAATTGATCGAGATATCACCGAGTTTGTGTACGCTCAAAACAATGATGCGTTTGATGGGAAGATGTTATCGGACATTCGCGTTCCAGTGGATGCGCGTCCCCCTTCAGATATATGTTTTGTGTACATGCCAAACAGCGAAGCGGGGTTCTTTGCGATTAAGCAGAAAGCAGGGAGCAGGAAAGAAACACCACACCCTTCGGTTGATGTTATAAGAGTATCACACGTTGAAGTTCCTGTTTCATGTGGGTGCTACGCTATATCCGATGATGAATCGCAAAACACAATTTTTCTGCCTGATCTTGATAAGGACGAACAACAGAGTTTGATGGCGAGTATCATGATGACGGTAACAACTATTTTTTCTCTGATCAATCAACCAAGGTTCGTGGTCCGAGGGAAGTCAGGCACGAGGCAGACGCGTAAGCAAATGCATCGAGGTTATGGCATATCGTTGGACGCGTGGAACAAGATTTCATGGAACATCAGAGAACCAGTTAAGGCGAAGGATGATCATACCAAGGGTGGTTGGCACATGCCTCTGCACTATACGCGTGGTCACTGGCGCAAGGCCCAAGATCACTGGGACGATGTTGTGATGCGCGAGGATGGTCGGCCCTACAAATGGATCGATGGGTTCTGGTCGGGTCATCCTGCGTATGGGGTAAAAAATAGTTATCACGCACCGAAGTTAGGAGAGAGTTATGAAAACGTATGAGGTTGTATGCGAGGGCGTGGTGCAGCGGTTGGTGTTGGTTGAGGCGGTAAGCCCTGCCCATGCCTCGAAGCTAGCGCGTGACGAGTTTTCTGCATTAACAGGTGCAGAGAAAGAAGGGATTGCTATATTAGATATCTATAGTGAACCAGTAACATTGAAGGAGATAAAGAATGTTCAAGAAGATATGGAATAAGATCAGAGTAAAGAAAGCGGACAACGAGAAGCTGACGCGTAAGGAACAAATACTTGTTGAGTTGCGCCGAGGTCAGGGGACCGCGCGTCAACTATCGGATCGCATGGGCCTGAAGCTGAGTATCGTGCGGACCAACCTGTCTGCCCTGCACAACGCGGGTGCGATCAGAGATACGGGTACGGACGCAGGGCAAGAGAGCGTGTGGGAAGTGGCGGAATGATCTACTACTACACTGCGTTGGTAATCAGCTACGCGATGAACGGTGAACCTGCGAAGGCTGCGGTTTGGTATGACCGAGAGCGTCATTGCCAGGAAGCAATGAACAAGGGCCTGGGTGATCCGATCTATGATCAGTTGTATGAATTGTACGGCACCGATATCATGATGACATGTTATGTCAGTGACCAAGTGTCGTTCATACTTAAACCAAAACTTAGACCAGAGGGAGAGCCATGGGAGACGAAGCCTTAAATCCTGCACAGCAAGCAGAGTATCGTTTTCTAAAGAATGAAGTAAACAAATACGAAGAGGAAGCAAACCGTAAGAACTTCCACCCGAACATCCAACACGATCTGTGGAGAGCGAGGGCAGAGTTGAAGAAGTTTGTGAGCGAACTCAGACAAGCAGGTGTAAACATATGAACCGTGAGGCATACGAGGAATTGTATCGAGAAGCATGGATTGCGCAGAATAAAAAGGACAAGGAGGATAACCCGAAGTTAGCTCCGAATGTGATGTACCGCGATCCGAAACAAGCACAGGAAAATGCAAAGAAAGGAGGGAGGCCCAAGGTTCTATCAGACAAAGCCAAGATGATTAACAGGATGTTGGAAAAGGAAATGACCTTGCGAGAGATCGCAGACATCCTTGGCGTAACGCATCAAGCGGTGATGCAAGTGAAACATAGATACGGGCTACCAAGAAATGAAAAGATTAGAACTAATAAGTGACATCATCAAAGATTTGCAGAAGCAGGTCGATGACATCGAGTGGGAGAACCACCGAGATCCGAGGATCGAGAGCCTCGTACAACAGTTGAATTACTACAAGAACAAGCATGAACAAGGAGAAACATATGAGCCACGTTTTTGACATCAACACCACCCGCCGCCAACAGATACTTGTTGAATACTTGACCCCTGCTGGCAGCGGGTTTGCAATTACTCCACAAGGAGAGCAGGTATTCATGAACAAACGGCTGATCGACGCGATGAATGTGAAGGAGGGGGACATATATGACGCGTACTTGCTGCCGAACTACCCCGACAAGCAATCGCAGATTCCATGGAGAGCGATGCGTGTCGAGCCTACGAACGAGGGGATGCAGGACTTGAGCCTCGACCATGTCATCAGCGACTCTGTTGTGAATAAACTTGTGAAATATATGGAGGAACAAGGACAAGATCTTCCGCATAACGCACACATTATGGCCGAAGATCTGGAGTTAGATCCCGAAATGGTTGTTGAAAAAATGAACAACAACCCAGACATTTTCTATCGTGACCCCATGGCGTATGTGTTGTGTCAATAGCTCAACTGTTGTATAAGCAGTCAACAGATAAGGAGTAAGCAATGGCTAAGAAGACAACAAAGAAGCAAGACACGCGCAAATTTTGCAATGTGGCGTTGCTTCCAGAGGATCACGACATGCTTCGAGAGATGGCAGAAGAGGATCAGCGGACCATGACGCGACAACTGTCGGTCATTATCCGAAAAGAGTATGCAAAGGCGGCGGAATCTGCTACAGTATAGACACACTGCATGACAGGATTGATGCTCCATCTCCTGTTCGCCTCATTGAACTAGCCCCGCTATTTGCGGGGCTTCTTTTTTGGTGGGTGGTAGCCTCTGGGTTTGGCGTAGCCTCGAACATCGGAAGCCTTACTTGCACCTCTGGGGGTTAGGCCCCTGAAGAAAGCCTCGGCTACATCGGGATCGAGGCCAGTCATTTCCATCAGTTCTTTGGCTTGGGTTTTGGCGGAGGCGTACCCAGTCGCTTTCTCCACCATTAGCTCGGTTATTTTTTCGGGGTCAAAGTCAGCCATTCTCTTGCCTGTTCTCCCAGAACTTTTGCGCCGATGTCGATCTTGTTGCGGAGAGCCTCGACGATCTTCTCGTCTATCGTACCCTCGGATATTAGATCGATGTACGTCACGTTATTCTTCTGTCCGATACGATGCGCCCGATCCTCAGATTGGATGCGGGTTTCGAGGTTGAAGTCATTCGCGTAGTATACCACGAGATTGGCCTCGGTTAAAGTCAGACCGTACCCTGCGGTGGCGGGATTGCCGACAAAGAACCGTAGATTGGATCCCTGTTGGAAATCCTTGACGATCTTGTTGCGCTCTTCGTCAGAGGTGTCACCATAGTACGCGGCTGCGCACCCTTCACCGTACTCTTTGTTCAGCATGTTGGTGATCTCGACGATGTCATGTCGGAAGCGGGACCAGATGATCGCCTTGCCATCGTGTTCGTCCATGATCTCTTTCAATGCATCCATGCGGTTGGACTTGAAGTATCGCATCTCACCATCGTCGGTCTTCAGATGCCCAGACATAACCTGTTGGATGCGCAGCATCTGCGTGATTACGGCAGGGGCCGAGACCATCTCACCATCCTCGAACAGAAGCATGGCCTGTTCCTGTAGCCGCTTGTACATACTGCGCTGCTCGTCGGTCAGCGAGACGTATCGAGCGGTATAAATCTTCTCGGGTAGGTCGAGACAATCTTTCTTGAGTACACGGTAGGAAAACTTGTCGATGTTGCGTGTCAGTTCGTCCAAGTTCCGATAGCCGAGGACCTGTTGGAAAGAGTGTGCGCCCATGGTTCGACGTTGCAGCACAGCGTACCGCCCCTGGAATGCATAGAAACTGTCGTACCCCAGAAGACCTTTGCTCAGGAACTCTGTCTGCGCGTAGATGTCGAGCGGACTTTTTGTAATTGGAGAGCCTGTCAAGAGTCTTCTGTACTTGAACCCAGTTGCGATCTTCATTAATGCTTTGGTGCGCTTGGCCTTATGGTTCTTAATGGTGGTGCTTTCATCGATTGCTATCAGGCCCTTGGCCCCAAGCGCACGAGCCATCCAATCCCCTGCCTTCTGTCCTTTGAGTGTCGAGAACGCTTCGATGTTCATGACAAAGATGGTTAATCCATCGAACTTATCCTTAACCGAACGCATCTCTTCTTGTTGAGATTTGTTTGGCGAAGACACCCACCGAATCACTCGGTGCGGTACATCGTCAGACATATGCTCTGGGATTTCTTTGGCGACCCAGTTGCGGTACACGCCCTTCGGAGCGAGGACCAAGGCGAAATCAATCTGTCCGTCGAGATACAACATCCCCATGTTGTCGATCAAAACCTTTGATTTCCCTGTCCCCATCTCCATGAAGTAACCAAATTCTTTTTGGTGCATACCGTTGCGTAGCGCAGCAAGCTGATGCTCGAACGGTTTTAGTTTAAAATTATACTTGACAGTCATCACATACCTCCAGTAGAGTCCACCTTACGGATGGCAAAATAGTTTGTCAACCAAACTTAACCTGAAGAGGATGGAACTTATGAGTGACATATTCGAAGACATATTCGACGAGAGCGAAGCACTCGCCAGTGTCGATACAGGAGCAGGGAAAACTTTGAGTACCTTGGTCCGAGAACTCCGTAACGTCGAGCAACAGATCGAGGATGCGGAAGCCAACTTGAAGTATCTGAAGCAACAGAAACACAAGTTGTCTACAGATAACATTCCTGCATTGATGGATGAGATGGGCGTTGATCGTCTTGACGTAGACGGTTTGACCGTATCGCGAAAGATGATTGTGCATGCATCTATTCCTGCGGATCGCAAGGATGAAGCGTTCGCATGGCTGCGTGAAAACAACTTGGATGACATCATCAAGAATGATGTAACCTGTTCGTTTGGTAAAGGCGAAGACAATGTCGCGGGGGATGTCGTTGGCATCTTGCAAGAGCGTGGCTTCGATCCAAAGACCAAGACCCACGTTCACCCATCTACATTGAAGGCGTTCGTCAAGGAACGTGTGACAGATGGAAAACCAATCGACCTCGATATGTTCGGGGCATACATCAACAATGCGGCTGAAATTCGGAGGAAAGCGTGATGGGAAAGTTTCAGGACGGACCAAAGTGTTTGGAAGACTTGCATCGGGAATACGAGGAGTGGACCGATCATAAACCTGTAATGTGGTACAAGGATGAAGA